ATACGTTGCGCATCCCGTTCGATATTCACATGATCCAAAATTTATTCTTGTAGTATTACTTTGTAGTATTTTAATCTTTTGTAGTATATTTGTAGTATAAAATATTTGAAATGCCTATTATTACTATAAAAGAATTGTCAGATTTGACCGGGATACCTCCAAAAAATATTCATACTTACATTTCACGAGGGAAATTAATTCAAAGAAAAGATAAACTTATTGATGATACGGCTCAAGTTAATGCTGATTTTATTGTAAAATATAGAAAGATAAAGTCAGAACTTATTGAAACACCTGTTTTAGTTACTGAACCAGCTAAGAAGCAGTCAAAAATAGCACCACCTGAAAGCGAAAATAAACCAGAATCAGAAAAGATATACTATTCAGAAAACAAACTTCGTCAACTCAAAGGCGAAAAATTGAATGAAGATATTAAACTTGCAAAATTAAGAAATGATAAGATTGAAGGAAAATTAATTCCAACAGATATTATACAACGGGCTATTCAGGAAGTTATTCAGAGATATAAGATGACATTCGTTCAGCAATCAGAACAATTGATTCGAGATTTATTAAACGAATTACAAGCTGGGAATGAAATTATAACTAAGGCTTGTACTAAGAATATTGAAATATCAAACGCAGCATTTACGCGAGCTATATTTGAATCAAAGCAGGCAATAAAAAATAGTATTAGTGAATCATTATCAATAAATAATTAAAAAACTTAAAAATATATGAAATTAGAAATTAGAAAAAATTGCTTATTTCGTCAAGTAGAAGATGATCTTGATTGTAAGATTGATTTTATTGATGAGGTTGATTATATTTCTGTAATTATTTATAGTAATTCAGCTATAGGATTGCCATCATCAGATGATATGGCTGATAATGATAAAGATGATTTTCTTGCAACATTTTCATTAACACAATCCGAATCTCTTTTTTTAGCTAATTTTTTATTATCTAATATTAATAAGAAAATTGATTGATCTATATCTACAAATCGAATTAATATTAGATTCTTTAGACATTCCTATATCTACAGAGAAGCCTAGTGAGTGGGCTGAACAAAATAGAATCCTTTCAAGCGAGGTAACAAGTTTTCCCGGTAAGGTTTCCTTTGATCGATTCCCGTATTGGCGTGAGCCAGTTGATTGTTTAAGTCCCGATCATCCAGCGCGAATAATGGCTATCATGGGAGGTGCGCAAATTGGTAAATCAACTAACTTTATCGAAACTGGCATTGGTTATATTATTAAAAATTGTCCGGGTAATATTTTATTAACAAGCGCGGATAAAGAGCTTTCAAAAGGTCAGATGAGTAAAAAAATTGATCAGATGATTGAAAGTTCGGGGCTTCGATTTCTCATCAGGCCAAACACAATTAAACGTAAAAATTTAAAGACTGGTGACCGTGATGACTTGAAAGAATTTCCGGGTGGTTCATTAGTTGCTCAATCAATAAAAGCAGTTGATAAGATCAAACAGAATTCTTTTCGATATGGTTTCCTTGACGACTTCGAGGCATCAGTAAGATCAGAGAAGCAAGCTGGTGATGTTATGGATTTAATTCTTATGCGATTCAATTCTTTCAAAGATAAAATGAAGGTTTGTTTTTTATCGACTCCTGAAATTAAACAGACTTCAATGATCGAACCTGCATTTTTAAAGGGCGATCAGCGGTATTATTTCATGCCTTGTCCGTGTTGCGGAAAAATGATACGGTTTATCTGGTATGAAAAGAAAGAAAATGAATACGGAAAGGTCGGTGTTTACTTTGAAAAGGACGAGAATAATCATTTAATTGAAAAATCTGTCGGATATGTTTGTCAGGAATGCAATCAATTTTTCAAAGAAACGCATAAGAAAGATATGTTAATGTCTGGAAAATGGATTCCAACTGTTGTTCCTTCACGCCCTGATTGGATAAGTTATCATATTTCAGGGCTGTATTCACCTCCTGGTTTTTTTGATTGGAATCATCATGCTCGTACATGGATTGATATATTTCCGGGTGGTGGAATTGTAAAAACGAAATCGCTTCAAGTATTTTATAATTTGGTTTTAGGTGAAAGCTATGAACAACGTGGGAAGTCTCCAAAGATTATGAAGCTGGCAAAGAATACACGTAATTATCAGATCGGAACAATACCAACTAAGTTAGCAAATGAGGACGGTAATGGTAAAATAGTAATGATTACTTGTGCCTGTGACTTAAATGGAAAAGTTGATGACGCTCGTTTAGATTATGAAATAGTTGCACACGCAGAAACAGGCGTTACTTATAGTATAGATGCTGGAAGTATAGGCACGTTTCAGAGGATGGACGACAAATCTGAACGCGAATATTGGACATATAAAAATAACGAACGTCTAAATGTTTGGGAGGTATTTTTTAAAGATGTTTTGGCAAAGCAATATAAAACTGATACAGGTAGGTTGATGCCAATACATGCTGTGGGAATTGATACTGGTAATTTTACAAGCTATGCATATTATTTTATTGATACTCATCAACACGAATCAACTCCATTACTAATTTGTGGATTAAAAGGCGAGGAGGGGAAGATAAGAAAAATTGGGGTTGACAGTTCTATTTATCGAAAGTCAAAAGAACGCACTAATTTATTCTTGCTTGAAACAAATCAGATAAAGGACGAATTAGCAAATAATATAGAATTAGATTGGCAGGATGGTACTGAAATGTTACAGCCTCATGGATTTATGAATTACCCAGAGCCTGCGGACGGAAAATATACGATGAAAAGTTATTTTACCCAATTTGAAAGCGAACATAAAGTACCTGAACTTAATCAGGATGGTTCAGAAATTGGATATTCATGGAAGAAAAAACACTCAACAGTAGCCAATCACTATTGGGATATTGGCGTTTATACAATTGCTGTTCGTGAAATATTTGTAGAAATGTTTTGCAAAGCATCAAAGATTAAAGAACCATCTTTTATTGCTTATTGCGAATTAATAAAATCAATATAATAATAAATGATTTTATTGCTTCAAATAATGTAATACCATATCCATATATATTTAGTAATTTACAATAAATAATATGAATATGGTCCTCCTTAAAATATTTTATTAACATAACTTAGAAGACTATCAAAATATTTTAATTCAATTTACCTATGCTCTTTTTTAAATGTTCCATTTATTATTTATCGCGAATTTAATAATAAGCAAGATATTACAATAACCGTAACAATAAATAATAATAACATTGAAATATTCAAAATATATAACGTCATAGATATTTTGAACATATTTTTCTTTTTCATATTAAAAAGTTTTATCCTTAATTCCTAAAACAAGCCTAAGAGATTTCTCAATTACAAATGCAATAGGCTTATCTAATTCTACTGCTTTCTTATAAACTGCATCTGCTAATTCATCATCTGTACGGACTTGAGGCAAAACTCTATTTTTTGTCTTCATGTATTACAATTGTGTTACAAATGTAACAATTAATTCTGATTGTACAAATGAATGTCTATTTAAATTAAGTTTGTACAACTAAATATTATGACTGAATATCAATACATCATTGATTCAACAAGTCTTAAACAGCGATACGATAGAATACAATCTATTATCGCTGCTTTAGAATTGCAACAATTAGCAGTAGTTGCAAATTCAGATGTTGAAAGCTACTCATTAGATGACGGTCAAACAAGAATAAGCACAACATATAGAAGTGCTGATCAGATTTTTAAAGCAATTGAACAATACGAAAAAATATCAAATAGAATATTAGCACAATTAACAGGCACAAGAGTAATGAGATTAGCAGACGCACAAGCAATACAATCAAATGGATCTGTTTAATACAAAAAAAATATCATCATTAAATACTGAATTGACCGAAGTCAAAGAACAGTTAACAAAAGCTGTGTCTGCGTTTGCTAATATAAATCCTTATCATACGTTTAGTCCAATTATACGATTGCCATATACAGGTGAAAAAACGCCCGGCGAAATGGGTGCCGCAATAGACTATGCGTTGCAGTATAATTATTTGCGCGTACGTTCATGGGAAGCTTATTTGCGTTCAGAAATTGCGCAATCAATAATAAATAAATTTTCTTTATGGGTAATAGGGTCAGGATTGAAGGTACAACCAGAACCTGTTAAAGATGTTTTAAAACAAGAAGGGATTAATTTATCAGATGAAAATTTTGTGAAGCAAATTGAATCTCGGTTTAATTTATTTACAAGTTCTCGTTATTCTGACTATGCGAGAATGTCAAGTGTTGATAATATTGCTTTTGAAGCTTATAAAAATGCTATAATTGGCGGTGATGTTTTGGTTATCCTTAGGGTTGTCAACAACTTATTAACAGCTCAAATAGTTGATGGCTCACATGTCTCAACTCCTTTTATGAATAATTATATAATTGCAGCCGCAAAAGCAGCTGGAAATAGAATTGAATATGGCGTTGAAATCTCACCAACTGGTGAGCATGTTTCATATTGTGTTTGTGATGATGAAGGGAAATATCAAAGGGTAATGCGTTATGGTGAAAATTCTGGTAGGCTCATGGCATTCATGGTTTATGGAACTAAATACAGGATTGATAATGTTCGAGGATTACCGTTACTTTCAGCAGTTTTAGAAACATTAAAAAAACTCGATAGATATAAAGAAGCTACTGTAGGTAGCGCAGAAGAAAGACAGAAAATCGCTTATTCGATCGAACACAATGCTGATTCAACAGGTGAAAATCCTTTACTTGCAAAATTGAAACAATCCGATTCTTTAGGAATGAGTGAGGCTCCAGAAAGTAAAAGCGTTTCAGAATATGAAGCAGCTAGTACGAAGATTGCAACAACAACAAACAAAATGGCATTCAATATGCCTATAGGGGCAACTTTAAAACTTTTAGAAAGTAAAAACGAACTTTATTTCAAAGATTTTTATTCAACGAATCAACAAATACTTTGTGCTTCTGTTGGTATTCCATATGAGGTTGCGATGTCAATGTTTAATAGCAATTATTCAGCATCACGCGCAGCGATAAAAGATTGGGAGCATTCAATGAAAACAAGCCGTGA